AAAATTATTCTTGCCTCCGCCATTCTTAAGCGCGTTAAGCTTTGCGCGCATTGCTTTCATATCAATTGCCATTGTTTTTCTCCTTTTGCACTAGGCTATAGTAGGCTCGGCAAATCTTCCGAACCTCTGTCATTAAATATAACACTGCTTTACAAAAAAGTCAAGCATTATTTTTAAAAAAGTTTGCATCTTCAATATCAATTTCTGCCACGTCATCCACAGTGGTGTTCCAGTTGAAAATGCGAAAGTTGTTAGCATCCAAATCCCAAACTGTCTCTTTTCCTTCTGACAGCATTTTTCGGCGGGCCGCTTGTCGGGCTTCGGACGTATCATTCCCCTTGATCTTTTCCGCAAGAAAAGAATCGGGCAGATCTGCTAGCCGTACAAACCGCATTGAGCGCGCCGAGCCGTCTGCTTTGGTGAATGTTCCTGTGTATGATTTCATTCTAGTTCCTGAACTTTGTTGGTGTATACTCTGTAGTATACGAAATTTTCTTCATAATTTGTAGGGTAAATTCCATAAGAAACATCAATTTCTTTATGGCTTGGTTGGTTTAAGTATTCATCAATCTTATTGTTTATAGCACCGTCGACCTCCAGCTGTTTTTTGTTGATAGCAAAATAATACCTTTTTTGGCGAACACTGTCAAGAGGAAAAAACAAGTTTTCTTTATTTTTTTCATCAAATTTTGAAATACCGTAGGTACTAATCCGATTAATCTCAGAAAGCTTTGATACATCTGACACAACTGGCTTTGTGTTGTCGAAGACATTCAACATGTGCACAGTATTGACCAACAGCGTGTTTAGTGCATCGTAATACCCGATGACTGGTGTATTGCCCAAGATGCGTTCTAAGGCGCGATTGTCAACCACACTAAAAGAGTTGAAAAGTCCAGATCGGGCATATTCTTGTAATACTCCAAAAGTAGCCTTTTGTGTCAGTCGGGCTCTTGCGCTGAGTCGGCGCTCGCCCCCCTTTATATACAATATGTTAATTTTACGATCCTGTATCTGCTCTAGCAACGACAGCGACATACCAGAAATTTCTCCACACCCAGACATCACCATTGTAACCTCTGGTCGTGCGGATTTCAAGAAGTTTTTTACCGATGGACAGTTTTTCTCATATTCTTCTGTACCAGATTGCGCATCGATCAGGTAATATCCGTTTTTTTTAAGTCCGTCAAGATCAGTATCAAATCGATAACACTTATATTGAGGATACTGTGCAAATTTATCAACAATGTTGACGCCAGCAGATCCTAGTCCTATTAACTTATCCATTTTAACCTCAACTCTCTCAAGTTTCCAAAGTTTTTTCCTGCATTGCAGTTTACCATAAATTGGCCAAGTCTTGTATTAGAAAAAACATTAAATAATTTGATTATGTCCTGACGTTCATCATTCGCCAGATCAACCACTACACTGTCATGAATTATGAATGCAATTCTAGAACGCTTCCCATCTAAGACTTTACTCATCTTATATGCCTGCTCTAGCACCATATCTGCACAGGTACTTTGTACAATATAATTTAGCGCATGGAAGCGATCTGCTGGGATTGCTCTGTTGTATAGTGTCTCGACATGGGTGCCGTTCCAATATTGACCTAGGACTGCATCGCGGTCGTAGAACCGATTCATCAAGGAGTCTTCTGATTCTGGATTGTACAGCCATGCGAAGGCGCGTTTTTTAGCCTCTTCTCTGGTTCCGATTCCACGAAAAACATTGTCAATGTTCCAATTGTGGATGTCCTGATTAGGTTGATCTCTGCCCACTAGCGACAACAGGACTCTTAATTCAGCCGCGTTGAAATCAAATTCTACAAACCAATCATTTTGGGGCTCCAAGACAGATCTATAATCCTTGTTCATCGTTAAAATTGGAAAACTATTTGGCATTGTTGTCAATCGGCCAGTCTTTGTACCATTAACAACGTATTTACAATACGGCTGGCTTTTTGAAATTTTTTTCAGAAAATTCCTTGCCTGCAAACTCGCCCTTTTTGATTTTATGTTCGATGGCACAACTTTGAGCTTCTGCTGCGAAATCGAATGAATCAACTTTGTAATCTGCAGTAAATGCTGATAATTTGCTGGTTTCTCATGGTTGTCCAGCACATGCTGTGTTATCTTATTTCTTACTTCACACAAGTCAATCAGATATCTATCAGGGACAAGATCAAAAAAACAATTTTCTTGCAAACAAACGCCGGCCGTGTTAAAAGACTTGTAATAAGCCTTCAGTCTAGCAGCGATTGCATCCCATTCTGGCTGTAGGTGTTCTGGGCACATTTCGGCAATATTCATACTTGGACCATACAGGCTTGCATATTCTACATCAACAGCCTCTAAATACGGTGCATATGACCAAGTTTTGGTCAGATTATCTGGGATATCACCGTAGATCAAAGAGCCCTCTGAATATACACCCACACATTCATTTTTATCATCTAGGGTCTGGAATAACACTTCTCACCTCTGCTACTATCTTAACTGATGCGAGCAAAGATTGCAAGTTTTTTTTGAAAAAACCAAAAATCTCAAAAATTTGCCGGCGGTAAAATTTGAGGGATCGTGTTTTTGACATCAATACCCTGTTTTGCCCCGGGCAGCAAGGTCGGACTGCTCTTCTTTTTCTATAGCCTTCTTAAGGTTCTTGTTGGCACGATATGCAATGGAGCCAGAGCGCTGGGGGGTTTTGCTAGCTGCTTCATTTATGTACTTTAGTGCCGACTCCATACCTCGGATGTTGGCTATCTCCATGGCGCGATCAACAATCTGAACTATCTTTTGTTTTGTGAAAATTCCACTCTCCTCCATGCTACGAAATATTACATATTTTTCTAGGAAATACTTTTCTCCACCAGCCCTAATCATATCAAAGATACTCACAGTTTCGATGGTTTCAATCTTGCTTACATAATCGCCCAGACCATTTCTACGAGGCTTGACAATTTCTGGCCGGCTGCGTGCATAGTTGTTATAGTAGTTTACTAGCATTGTCTTAAAAGCATTGTAGCTTACTAGGTATGCCGGTTCATAATAAGAATTCATAAGGCGTGTTGCATTCCTAATGTTATATTTTGCCATGTAACGTAACATTGCTGGCGATCCTAGGTCCGCGACGATACGCCATGGGCAGTTTTTATCGATGCTGAAGCCATGCTGCAGTGCGGCGTTTTCGTAAAATTGATAGTTAACGTTTGAGAACACTCTTTCCACTTTTATTTTATCTTCTGCAGCATCAAATTCAGCAAGATCGATTGCTAGGCCTGTCATGTTGACATTACTCAAATTGCTACGGTGAAAAGCCTCCAGAGTGAAGGGCAGTGCCTTGCAGAACAGTTTAAAGTAATTATGAAATTGAATATAGAAGGAATCGAAATCTTTTATCTTGCCGTGAAGTCTATTTTCAGTGAG